ATCATCAGAGGATCAGAAAATGTCAGAGTTAAACTTTGGTAAAACAGTGTCGCTCAAGCAAGCGGCGAATCTCATCATCACAAACCCCGACGTTGTGTTCATGCTCAGGGGTGAGCCTGGAATCGGTAAGAGTTCCATGCTTCAGTACATAGCCGACGCGGTTGGTTGCGATTGTGCATACATTGATGTACCTAACATGGACTTGGGCGATATTGCGATGCCTGTTATTGACCATGCGACCAAGACGACTCGGTACTATCCCAACGCTCGGTTCAAGTTCCACGAGGGCAAGCCTGTAGCGATCATGCTCGATGAGTTCTCGAAAGGCGCCGAGCCTGTTAAGAATATGTTGCATCCGCTATTCGAGAAGGTGAACCCAAGGCTTGGTGATTTACCGCGCCCCCAAGGTTCCTACTGCTTTCTTACGGGCAACTTGAGCACTGATGGTGTTGGCGATAACTTGAAAGCGCACAGTTGGAATCGTATTGTGCCTATCGTAGTACGCAAGCCTAGTTCTGAAGAGTGGATCGAATGGGCGATGAACAGCACCAAGCAGATTGCCCCTGAGATTATTGCTTGGGTGCATCAGTTTCCGCATTGCATGGCTTCGTACCTTGATGGGGATCAGAAGGAGAACCCCTATATCTTCAACCCGAAGAACACTCAACGTGCGTTCGTATCTCCACGCTCGCTTGAGACTGCCTCTAACATTGTTAGGACTCGATCCAAGAATGACACCGAAGCAGTCATTGCGGCGTTGTCGGGTGCAATCGGTGAAGCGGCGGCGCGAGACATGCAAGCGTACATCGAGTTCTCCGATCAGCTACCAACGTGGGAGCAAACAACCAAAGAACCTAAGACTGCGCGTGTGCCGGATAGCGCAGGGGCGTGTGCCATTGTGGTGTTCGGTGGTATCGCTAGGGTTACTAAGGAAACCATAAAGCCTTTCATGGACTACATCGAGCGGTTCGAGGCTGAGTGGCAAGCAGTATTCGCTGTGAACATTGCACGTACACCGAGCAAGCAAGCGATTGCGTTCGGGTCGGAGAAGTTCGCGGCGTGGGTAGCTAAGAACCAAGACTTGCTGTGATTAAACCTAACATTGTTAGAGGACAATATGGACGCAGAACGTAAACTCAAGAAAGTAAAAATCTCCATCATGCGTAACCCGAAGTTCGCACTTTGGCAAGGCGTATTGATGATTGGTAAAACAAAGGTAGCCGACGATGTTGCATCGGCACAGACTAACGGGCGTGACGAAATCTACGGACGGGCGTTCGTAGACAGCTTGACTGAATCCGAGCTTGCCTTCGTTGTACTTCACGAGGCATTGCACAAAGCACTACGGCACTTTTCAACGTGGAGAAAACTCAGCGAAGAGAATCACTTGCTATGCAATGCCGCTTGCGACTACGTCATTAACCTCATGCTCTTCGACTTGGACAAGCAAGAGCAAACGATCCGTATGCCAAGGTACAAGGACGGCCCGAAGAAGGGGGAACGGCTTGGGCTCATTGATGAGAAGTACAGAGGCATGAATACTAAGCAAGTCTTCGACTTACTTAAGAAGGAGTACGAAGATGGCGGCGGTGGAAGTGGTGGTGATCGGTTCGATGAGCATGATTGGGACGGGTTCAATGGGCTAACCGACGAGCAAAAGCGCGAGCTTGAGCGCGAGGTCGATGCTGCAATTAGGCAAGGACAGATAGCCGCGCAGAAGGTAGCGGGTAAGGGTTCACTTGGAATGCCAAGAGAGTTGGCCGACTTGCTCGAAGCCAAGATCGATTGGCGCGAGGAGTTGCGCGAGTTCATCAAAGCGTTTTGTTTTGCAAAAGACAAGAGCAGTTGGCGTAGACCAAACCGTCGATTCATTTCGGAGGACGTTTACTTACCTACGTTGGTAGGTGAGAAGGTTGGGCATTTGGTGTTTGGCGCTGATATGTCAGGAAGTATCGTTGATGAGTTGGCTATGTTCTTTTCAGAGATTCGCTATATCTCAGAAGAGATAATGCCCGAGAAGGTTGATTTGATTTATTGGGACTGCGAAGTCACGGGACATGAGGAGTATGACAGTGCGACTGTGCCTAACATTGTTAGCTCGACACAACCAAAGGGTGGAGGCGGCACTGCGCCAAGCTGTGTTAGTCGCTACCTCAAAGACAAAAAGATTGTACCGGACTGCATCATCATGTTCACTGACGGATACGTTGGTAGCGATTGGGGCTCAGATTGGGAGGCTCCGATCCTATGGGTCATTGTGGGGAACAAGAAAGCACAAGCCGCACACGGTAAAACCATACATATTTGATACGGGGGTAAGCATGGTTGTTATAAGTCTTGGCTACAACTCAACACTTGCTGTGACTAAGGAAGATGCAATGATCTTAGCTGGCATTTTTGAGCGAGCCCATAAGTGGGAAGAGAAGTGGGTTTCCAAAGCAGATTCGGAAACAGGGGAGTCGCATTACTTGTACTATGCGTACCCCCAAGATGATATGCCGAGCATGAAGATTGTGCATGATCGCATATATGAGATGGCAAAGTTGGCTGGCAAGCCTATCAGTAAATCTTAACCTAACATTGTTAGAGGAAAATCAAATGAGTATTAGCGCATCAGCAGTATTGGTCGAACTAAACATCAGTGTGTGGCCTGCTACGATCAAAGACAGCAAAGTCAGCGATCAAATCACGAGTGCTGCATCAGCGATTGCCGACGCAGGACAATTTCGCAAGAACTTGTTTGCGGGTACGTCCTTACGCAAGGACATTGAGAACTACGCAGCTCGCGCTCGCTTGTACAACAACCAACGCACAATGCCTTGGGCCGACAAAGGCGAGCGGTTGTTGCCGACTAAGTTGTTCATGGATTACAAGATCAGCATGAACACGTTTCAGCATACCTTCGATAGTATGTGCAACACGTTCTTTCAGAACTACGCAGTGCTTATTCAGCAAGCACAAACTAACTTAGTAGGACTGTTCAACCCTGACGACTACCCCCCTCTTGATGAGGTGAAGGAGAAGTTTGCGTTCAATCTAACGATCAAGCCTGTGCCTGAGTCGGGAGACTTTCGCTTGGACATTCCTGCTACGGACTTAGAGGAGATCAAGCAATCGTTTGAGAACCAACAAGCTGAGAAGATGGCAGAGGCTATGCGTACGCCGTGGGAGCGGTTGCATACAGTGCTCACTGCAATGTCAACTAAGTTGGCTAAGGGTAGGGACGAAAAAGCAAACATGCGTTGGCATGACTCATTCATTACCAACCCGTTGGAGCTGTGCCAATTGCTTACTGCTATGAACATAACCAATGATCCCAAATTGGAGGAAGCAAGACAGCAACTGGAGCTAACAATGTTAGGCACAAATCTCAACTCGCTGAAAGAAGACGTACATGCGCGTGAAGATTTGAAATCAAAAGTCGATGGCATCCTTGGCAAATTTTCTTGGTAAGAGGTAAGTATGGAACAGTACGAAATCCTTTCTAATCGGTCGCTTGCTAACCAAGCGATGTTGCAATCCAACGTACGGCTTGTAAATGTTGACGTAGTAGATAAGCAAAACCTTGAGTTTGAATTTGCTGGAATGCTTGCCGATGTTGCATGGCCTTTGGTTACGAAGTTCCCTCATATCGAGTGGGTAGTACGGGCGCGAAAGCTAAACAATTCTCATAGGTACAGAGTTACAGACCTTGAAGCATTCAAGGAGGGTAAAGAAGTTGGTAAGGTCAGCACAGTTTACTCTCGCGCATACGGCTCGGCGTTTGCGTTGTACAGCGAAACCATAAGTGAAGAGCGGGAGCGTGGCAGCTTTCTACGTACACAGAAGCATGACGTTGTGCTGGCTACGGTCAGGAAAAAGTTTAACCCTCGCTCTGTACAGAAAATGTTTCAAGAGGCAGAAAAATCTGTTTTTAACATACTAGGTACTTACACTTGGACAGCGGAGCGTCAGAGGAGAGATGCAAAGACTTCTATGGTTGACGATCTATTTACACGCATGGAGGCAAACCCACAGATTGCCGACCATATTGCTCCGTTTATTAGAGCGTCGGACATGCTCAAGTATGAACAAGCATGTTTTGATATGCGTAGCATTGAGGACTTGCGTGAGATGGTTCAAACCTCAAATAAGCGCACTGCCTTGGTGTTACTTGACAAGGGAGGTTATATTGTACGTGCTGACCAACAAGTCGCAATCTACAACGACGAGACACTGCCGATGGAGATGCGTAAATCTTTAGGCTTACTTAAGCTGATACAGAACGACGAGCAGTTTGTTCCTGATGTTGGCGTACGAGTAAACGACCATACCTTTTTAGTTCTAGTGGATGAAGCCTAACATTGTTAGGCTACTTGACAACACGGAGATAATGATGAGCGTTAAGACTACTTCAGAATCTACAAACGTGTTGGCTACCTTTGTTCGGGAGTGGGAGAGGCTAGGGCAGCTCCCACCTTGGAAAGACCCCAAGGTTTTAACCGAGCGTCAAAGGATAGCCGACTTGGATTTACAACGAATAGCTGACAGGCTTGAGACTGAATATGGACGAGTCTAAGCCAAAGCGAAAGGGTCGGGGGAAAGCTAAGAAGCCCTCCATGATAGGCACAAGCATACGGTTACCTTTGTATGTGCTTGAATGGTTCATCTTAAATCATCCCTATGACAAGCAGTCTGCAATGAGAGCAGTTTTAATTAAACATATTGAGGATAGCAATCATGGCAAAAGCCAAATCCAGAGCAGCACAGATTAGAAAGTATCTTGAGAAGAACCCGTACGTTAAGGCTAGTGACGTAGCCAAACATCTTGATGTACCGGCACACGCTGTGTACAACGTACGTTGGGCGATGAAGAAAGAAGTGCCTTTAAAAGTTGTTGACCCCGTCGAAGTCAGCACCGAAGAAGTTAGCACCCAAGTCTCTGGCACTGCACGAGTTAACACGGCACAAATAGACATGGTGGATTGGTTCGTTAACAAGTTTGGGCTGGACTACAACTTAGGCAATGCAGTTAAGTACATAGCTTTTAACGACATTGCAATGGCTAAAAGATATTTAGAACGAGCCGCATAGCCGATACAAACTCTGACCCTAACATTGTTAGGCTTGGCCGCACCCCACAAAGGTGCGGTTTTTTTGTTTTTGACATTGTCAAAAGTTATGATATAATTCAATTTTCAGTGGAGGCTTGCATGTATAAGCAACAGGTAATACTTAGAGATTACAACAACTTTATGGGTAGTGAGTTGCAATGCCCTACGTGTAACGAAGCATACTTACACCAACGCGATGTAACGGTGTTCCAACGGTATGAAGACCAGGATAAAACAATTGTGATGCAGCAGTGTGAAGACGACATGGTTGTTACAACTTTCCCATCGGGAGATACATGTAACCCTAGCCCTAGAAGGCATGGGCTTTTAATTGAGTTTGAATGTGAACACTGCCACTACACACATGTAGATGGCGAAGGCGATGAGCACCCTAGAGAACCGTTGTACCGACTAGCTATATACCAACACAAAGGCCAAACTTACGTGGAGTGGCAACTTGACTAAAACACCTGAAGCAAAAGTTAAGGACAAAATAAAAAAGATACTGAAAGACAACGGCGTGTATTACGTTATGCCGATTGGTTCGGGCTACGGCAAGGGGGGAGTGCCCGACTTTGTTTGTTGCTACAAGGGGTTCTTTATTGGTATTGAAGCAAAGACAGTCGGCAACTTGCCTACGCTTTTGCAACATATCAACTTAACAGAAATCATAAACGCTGGTGGCGTGTGCGTAGTGATTAACGAAAACAATTTAGATTCTATTAACGGGTGGCTAAGACTACTGGATGCTAAAGCACAATGAACATCATCACTATAGATTTTGAAACGTACTACGACAAAGACTACAGCTTGTCGAAGATGACTACGGAAGAATACATTAGGGACGAACGCTTTGAAGTGATTGGCGTATCAGTAAAGGTAGCTGATGCCGAGCCTGTCTGGTTCAGCGGGGGGACAGAAGAATCGCACCAGTTCCTGAAAAGCTTTAGCTTAGAGAAGCACTTGGTGCTAGCTCACAACGCGATGTTCGACGGAGCCATCCTTTCTTGGGTGTACGGAATTAAGCCAAAGGCATTCCTTGACACACTGTGCATGGGCCGAGCCTTGCATGGAACGGAAGTCGGAGGTAGCCTTGCGGTGCTAGCTTCCCATTACGGGGTTGGCAAAAAAGGCGACGAGGTGGTTCATGCACTCGGCAAACACAGACTTGATTTTGATCCTGTTGATCTTGATCGGTACGGTGCTTATTGCTCCAACGACGTTGCTCTTACTTACGATCTGTTTCGGTTAATGAGTGAAGGCTTTCCTTGGTCGGAGCTTAAGCTTATTGATATAACCCTAAAGATGTTTACCGACCCTGTCTTGTTACTGGATCGGCACGTACTTCTAAACATCTTAGATTCCGCTAAAAAAGCAAAAGCTTCACTGCTTGAGGCTGCGGGTTACTCACGCGAAGACTTGATGAGTAATGACCGACTAGCTAACGTGCTGCGAGAACACGCTGTCAATCCACCAACAAAAATCAGCCCAACCACAGGCAAGGAGACTTATGCGTTTGCGAAGAACGACGAAGAGTTTTTGGAGTTGCAAGAACATCCATCGATTGCCATACAGACTATCGTTACCGCTAGGCTTGGCGTTAAGTCTACGTTAACTGAAACAAGAACCGAACGATTGCTTGGTATTGCAAGCCGTGGCAAGCTGCCCGTACCCCTAAGATACTATGCCGCACACACAGGGCGTTGGGGCGGTGATGACAAACTGAATCTGCAAAACCTTCCAAGAGGCTCGACGCTTAAACACGCAATCATGGCGCCACCTGGGTACGTCATTATTGACTCTGACTCTTCACAGATTGAAGCCCGCACCTTGGCATGGCTTGCCGAACAGAACGACTTGGTGTCAGCTTTTGAAAAAGGCGAAGATGTTTATAGCATTATGGCCTCGGCTATCTATAGCAAACCTGTTGAAGACATAACGAAAGACGAACGGTTTGTAGGTAAGACCACGATCCTTGGTTCAGGTTACGGTATGGGCGCAGCGAAGTTCCAAAAGCAATTACAAAACTTTAGCGTAGCCATTGAGCTAAATGAAGCCAAGCGCATTATTGATACGTACAGAACGACTTACGATTGTATATCCAACCTTTGGAATCAAGCGAACCGCGCACTGGATGCCATGTATGCCGACATGAGTGAACAGCTAGGCCGAGTGGGTGTGCTTCAGGTTGAGGGGCGCAAGGGCATACGACTGCCAAACGGGTTGTATTTGAAGTACCCCAACTTGCGTAAGACTAACGATGGTTATGTGTACGACACAAAGAAGGGCAAAGCAATGATCCCTACCAAGATATACGGAGGCAAGCTAGTTGAGAACGTGTGCCAAGCGTTAGCTCGAATTATTATTGGTGAGCAGATGTTAATCATTGCCAAGAAGTACCGAGTAGTCATGACTGTGCATGATGCGATTGCGTGTGTAGTACCAAAATCCGAAGCTGAAACTGCTAAAGAATTTGTAGAGATATGTATGCGGTTGCGTCCTGATTGGGCTCTTGATTTGCCGTTGAACTGCGAGGCTGGATACGGCGTTACTTACGGAAGTTGTTAAATGGAGAATGTTATGGAAGATATAAGCACACATCTTCAACGCGCTCACTTGGAACTAAAGAAGTGTTACGACAACGTCAATGACAACAACAAGAAAGATGCACTGGCTAGCGCGGAGGAAGCCCTCTTCCACGTACGTTGCTGCATCCTTTGGCTAAAGGAGAGACTTGATGCACCTAACTAAAGAAGAACAAAAAGCTTTGGCTTTTGTTGAAGATAAGGGAATACCTGTTAGCTCAAGGGAATACGGTGTTCACTTGAAAAAAGATTCTAAAGCAGCGAGCAAGATTTTTGGTTCGTTAATTAAAAAGGGCAAGTTAAAGTTTTTTCAGCAAACGGATAATGACGGTATTACTCGTCACTATTACTTTGTTCCTGACACAAAAGCAGTTGAAGTGGAAAAATTAAAGGTGGAAGAACCAAAGGCAGAAGAACCAAAAGCAGAAGAACCGAAAGCAGAAGAACTAAAGGTAGAAGAACCAAAGCCTGTTGCAGAATCGAAGTCAAGCCCACTTAAAGACGTATACGATAATGACTATTACGAACATAACATGAAACTATTGATTAAATCGTTCTCTAACTATATTGAAAAAGATTTGGGAATTAAAATGATAGTGATTCCCGCACCCAAACAAAAAGGAAATAAAGACTCAAGTGTTCCGAACTTGAGTAAAGAAGAAAAAAGAGAGTTAGATCGACGAAAAAAGATTGAGCGTGATAGTGCAGCAAGGCGGGAGCATTTACGCACCATGTTAAACACTTGGTTTCCTGCATGGGTGCACATTCAAAGTTGGCGCTTTACTAATCCTACAGGACGAACAAGGACACATGCAGAACTTCAACACGCATTACAAACGGGGGTCTTATGAGGGAGAGTACAAGATGAGTTTAATGCACCAAAATAAATTAGCAGAAAAAGAAACGCAGCCTGTGTTTATTTTGCATGGTGTGCCGTATTACCCAAAACATCTTAATATTAAAGGGCAAGGTAGGCATACATGGGTAGGGCCAGGACGAGAACACGAACGCAAAGAGTACACCACGACACAGATGTACGACATGCGAGCACGTCTTACAACAATGCAGTTATGGAAACGCTCATGGACTGAGGAGGTCAAAGGATGGAAGATACTTTGATATGGGGGTTTGGGTTTCTGTTTGGTTTTGTGGTCGGTGTGATCAGAGGCAGACGAAGCATTGTGCGCGAGGCACAAGCGTTAGTGACTGAAGCCATTATGAAAATACGAGAGGGGCACAAGGTATGAATGACAACGTCAATCACCCCAAGCATTACACGAACCACCCCTCGGGGGTGGAGTGCATAGAGATTACCGAGCACTTCAATTTTAACAAAGGTAACGCTATTAAATATATCTGGCGCAGTGCAGATAAAGGAAAGGAGGTTGAAGACCTACGCAAGGCACGTTGGTACATAGACCGTGAGATTGCACGGATATTAAACAATGATGAACCTCCCTTCATGAAGAGGAGTGAGGGATGAGCCCCGACTATAAGTTCGCCATGTTAGCGGCATGGCTTGAGGGCTATGCCGAAGGACTACCTGATTACTGCACCAATGAGAAGTTCAAAATAAAAGAGGCAGCAGAGTTGCTCATGGAAGTGTATGAGCAGCGTACCAAAGGCAATGACAATTGGAGAGGTAGAGAAGGAGATAGAGCATGAGCGGGGATCATAACGAAGAACTACATATTCAAGCCGCTGCGTACGCTAATAAACGTAAGAAGGCGTATTTGGACTATGTAAAAAAAGGCTTAGCAGAAAAGCTGAGTAAAGAAATGATCGGCTGGGTATGGATGGCTCACTATGAGGGCTACAGAGATGGTATGAAAGGGGGGAACCATGATCATTGAACAGATCAGGGTTCGGATCATGTCTGAAGCTTACGACCTCGCGGACCGAGGCGATCACGAGGGGTACAACGCCGTCAAGGTGATGTGCAGTGAGGTTTTGGAATTAATAGCCGCTGCCGTTGCTGCCGAGCGTGAGGTGTGTGCCCAAGTTGTTGAAGCAATAGAACGCAATGGTGCTTGGGTTACTAAACTAGAAGCTGCCGCCGCCATACGAGCAAGGGGAAAAACATGAGCAAGAAAGGATTGTTTGATGACGTACCCGTTACCGACCACGAACGAGACAAAGCGTGGGCAGCATTCATCAAGCGACGAGATGTTAAAGCCATGATGAAAGGCAAAGAAGAGTTCAAGTTCCCGCTCGATGGCTCATACGATCTGTGGTGTATCGCTTGGGAGAAGGCTTGGTTCAAAGGGTTTGAAGCAGCATGGAAGGAGAAGGACAAATGAATCCTGATACAAAAGTTAGAATCAAACCGACAGGGAAGATAGGCTTCATTATCAAAGAGGAAGATGGTATGGTATGGCTTCGAGTTCCTAGAACCGATTGGCCTTTTCCCGACTACGTGTGCGCTCCGAGAAATCAACTAGCTATCGTACGGGGAAAGAAAGAACCCCCTACGTTAGAGGAAGCACCATTTTGAACATTGCATGGTCATACAGCAGTCTTAAAACATTCCAAGACTGCCCAAAGAAATACTACCACCTGAAGGTAGCTAAAGACTTTGTAGACAAACCAACCAAAGCAACTTTGTACGGCAACGAGCTGCACAAAGCAGCAGAAGAATTTGTAAAGAACGGCACACCCATACCTGCTAAGTTTGACGACATTCACATTAAACCTACGTTGGAAGGGCTTATGCAGTTAGAGGGTGAGCGGTTCTGCGAATATCGCATGGGGCTGACCAAAGATTTAGAACCGTGCGGGTTTTTTGATAAGCATGTGTGGTGGCGTGGTATTGCAGACTTGCTGATTGTCAACCGAGAAAAAGGTCTGGCTTACTCTTTGGATTACAAGACAGGTAAAAGCGCAAGGTATGCAGATGTGCAGCAATTAGACTTGGTAGCCGAGGGGGTCATGGCGCACTTCCCCGAGATCACACGGATCAAATCGGGGTTACTTTTTGTAGTGAGCAACGAGTTTGTGAAGGCGTATCAAACAGCGGATAGCCGAGGGCGTTATATGGATAAGGTGAAGCCTGACCTACACAGACTGCAAAGTGCGTTTGAAACCGGCGTATGGAACGCTTCACCTAATAACTTATGTGGTTGGTGCCCTGTTAAAACTTGTGAACATAACAAAGGGTGACAATGGAAAGGGACGAAGCGTTATCCATTATTTATCAAGTGCAACAGCAACACCCTGACTTGACTGCAAGTGGGTTTTCAAACGAGCGCCATGCAAGAGGTCATAGCCTAGACCCGAAGGCAGTTGGTTTATGTATTGAGTGGCTTTTGAGGCATGACGCATTAGAGCGCCGTAAAACTATAAACACCAGACGTACTAGCTATTCGTGGAAGCACATAGTGGAACGGCACTTCGATACATACATAGCTAACGGTGATTTCATATGCGCGGCTCTTTATCTAAAATATAAAATGAAAAAACAGAGCCTCAATGCGTATTTTAATATAAAGGAATTGAAAAATGCCTTACGTTAACAAATCGCGTCCATACAAGAAGGAATACAAACAGCAAATTGCACGAGGCGAAGCCGACGAGCGATTAGCTAGAGCCCGCGCACGGTACTCCATCGACAAGAAGGGTGCTGATAAAAACGGCAACGGCAAGGCTGATGCCCGTGAGGGTAAGGACGTAGCACATAAGGTAGCACTAAGCAAAGGAGGCAAAAACGAGCAAGGGCTGCGTATTGAAAGCCCAGCAAAGAACCGATCATTTAAACGAAACTCAGGTCATAAACTTGTATCAGAAACCAGTAAGAGGGAGCGCAAATGACAGACGAACAGAGGTGGCTCTTAATTCATGGACGGCAAGAAGTGCCTTGGTATGAATTGATAACAGGCCCAGTAGGGGGGCAATTGTTCGACCCACTATTTGAACGGTTGAGAGATGCGGGAAAACTTAAAGCAAATATATCTCGAATGACAGTTAGACTAAAGGAAGAAAATGAATCTATCAGAGTATGAGTGGCCCCGACCACCAGGGTTTGAACCGTTCGCGCATCAGAGGACAACATCAGAGTTTTTAGTTACCAGACGCAAGGCGTTCTGTTTCAACGAGCAAGGTACGGGTAAGACTGCATCCGTTATCTGGGCTGTTGATTACTTGATGAAACTTGGCGTATTACGCCGTGTGCTGATTGCTTGTCCGTTGTCGGTGATGCGCTCTGCGTGGCAGGAAGATTTCTTCAAGTTTGCCATTCATCGATCCGTTGATATTGCTTACGGTACAGCAGACAAGCGCAAGAAAATTGTCAATGGTATGGCCGAGGTAATCATCATCAACTTCGATGGGATCGGCATCGTTAAGAAGGAGATAGCCGCAGCGGGCTTTGACTTGGTTGTCATTGACGAGGCGTCAGCTTATAAAAACGTGCAGACTGAACGATGGAAAGATTTGCGCGACGTTATGAAATCAGTCAAGGGTTTGTGGATGTTGACAGGAACACCCGCCGCTCAGTCGCCTGTGGATGCTTACGGATTGGCTAAGCTCATTAACCCAAGCAACACACCTAAATTCTTTGGGCAGTTCAGAGATATGGTGATGGACAAAACATCTATGTATCGATGGATACCGAAGATCGGGGCCGACAAGATCGTACATACATTGTTACAACCAGCTATACGATTTGAAAAGCATCAGTGCTTAGACTTACCCCCACTAACCTACATTGACCGAGAAGCTCCGTTGAGTCCACAGCAAAAGTCGTACTACAACATGCTCAAAAAGCAGATGGTGATTCAAGCGGACAACGAGGACGTAACGGCAGTCAATGCAGCGGTGCAGATAAATAAGTTGTTGCAGATAGCGGGTGGGGCGGTATACACCGACAACAAAGAAGTGCTTGAGTTTGATGTGTCAGGCAGACTTAGCGTAGTTAAAGAAGTCATTGAAGAGTCGTCGCACAAAACGTTGATATTTGTTCCGTTTACTCATACGATACAAATACTGAAGCAGTTCTTGGATAAGCACAACATATCAAGCGATGTGATCAATGGCGATACATCTGTGAAGAAACGCGCTGATATTGTCAGGGAGTTTCAAAAACATACCAACCCGAAAGTGCTTATCATTCAGCCTATGGCTGCATCACATGGGCTGACGTTAACTGCGGCTGATACTATCGTATGGTATGCGCCTGTCACCAGTGTAGAGACGTATCTGCAAGCAAACGCACGGATTGACCGACCGGGGCAAGTCAATAACATGACGGTTGTGCACATCAAAGGATCGCCTGTTGAAGAGCGGCTGTACAAATTGCTGCGAGGCAACATGAGACAACATGCAAAAATCATCGATTTGTATAAGCAGGAGGTACAAGCTGCTTGACAATGTCAAAAGTTATGTTATCATTGCGGTTCTTCATTAGAGAGGTTAGATATGGAAGAAACTTTAGTTGATGTACCAATGGATCAGTTAGCAAAAACGTACGTCAGAATTAGGGACGAGCGAGCGAAGCTGAAAACAGATTATGAGTCGCAGGACAGTGATTTAAAAGAACAAATGGCAGTGATCGAGCAGGAGTTGTTAAACGCTTGCAACCGTATCAAAGCCGACAGCATCCGCACTACGCATGGAACCATCATTCGGTCGATCAAGTCGCGCTATTGGACGAACGATTGGAGTTCTATGTATAAGTTTATAAAAGATTACGATGCGTTTGCGTTGTTAGAAAAGCGTATACATCAGACCAACATGAAGGAATTCCTGAATGAAAACGCAGACTTACTACCTGCGGGTTTGAATGTAGAAAATGAGTACACCATTGTCGTTAGACGTTCCAAGTGAGGATATAAATGAGTAACCTTGTATTAAGCCAAGACACACCTGACTTTCTTCAAAAAGCTGGCATCAGTAACTTAACCAAACAGCTTGCTGGTAAGAGCGGTGGCGTAAAACGTATCGTACCCAAGAACGGCATCTTCCGCAAAATGGCTGGTGGTGAAGAGGTCGGCAAAATCAAAGGCCCGTTGGAAGTTGTGATTGTTGACGCATCCCCAGACGTTGGTCGTATCTACTACGAAAAGCAGTGGAGCCCTGACGCTGAGCCGACTGCGCCGACTTGCTTCTCAAACAATGGTCGTGAACCTGATGAGTCGGTGGAAGATCCTCCGGGAGATCGTTGCGATACTTGCCCTAAGAATATCAAAGGGTCAGGCATGGGCTCTTCAAAAGCCTGTCGGTATTCGCGTCGGCTTGCAGTTATGTTGCTTGAGGATTTTGGCACTGCGCTTGAAGGGCAGGTCTATCAAATGAATCTTGCATCAAAGTCGTTGTTTGGTGATTCAAATGTTGAGAATGCTTACACCTTTGAAAACTACTCCAAGGTCTGCATAAACAACGGCAAAAGTATTGACCACATTGTTACCAGCATCTTCTTTAATGAGGATAACGACAATCAGTCACTGCTGTTTATGCCCATGCGCTGGATCAGATCGGAGGAATACAACGCCGCTGTGAAGCTCACCGAGTCTGGTAGCACTAGACGTATTGTTATGATGACTCCTTACCAAGCAGATACTGCGAAAACTTTACCTGCTCCCGCAAGTCAACCCGAAGAAACATTTGAGCCTAAGAAGCGCGAAAGCAAAAAGGAACCGGCTGCACCAGCATCGAAAGCCAACCTTGATGCCATCGTGAAAGCCTGGGCCGACGAGGATTAATATGTCCTATGGATATAGCCAAAGTTTAGCTGCCACATTACTTGATGCGGACTCTGAACATCTTGGCATTACGCTTGGGAAACACTGCGTGAAGTTGGGCATCCCCGTAGCTGAAGTTGCTGACTCCTTGGGAGTCAGTAGGGCTACGGTCTACAATTGGTTTTGGGGGTTAAACACCCCCCTTGCCAAGCATGAAAAGCCCATCCGAGACTTCATTCGTGCTAACCGCAAACGCCGCTAGAACCCCCGCTTTTTACGAGTCGCCATGTCCAATTTTGATTTATTGGATGCCGTGCTGCCTTCTGAAGGTCGGTACTGCATTGTGGGGATCGGCAAGTATGTAGACCAAAGGCTGTTTGATACCAAAGAAGAAGCTGAAGCTTGCATTAAAGAACTTACCAAGTCTTTCAATGTGTACTTTGGGTGCGCCAAGTTTGGCTCACTAAACAATCGCAAACACGAGAACGCTCTATATTTCAGGGCGCTATGGCTTGATATTGACTGCGGCCCTACCAAGGGTGTGCCTGATGAAAAGGGCATCATCGCAGGATACCTAGATCAAAACATAGGGATGAGTGAGTTCAAAAGGTTTTGCAAAGAAGTTAAGTTGCCAAAACCAATCTTGGTAAATTCAGGCTACGGCATACATGCTTACTGGTTGTTGGAAGAAACACTAACTCAAACGGAATGGAAGCCATTAGCTAAAAGACTTAAGCAGCTTTGCGAGAAGCACAACTTAATCGTTGACCCCGCAGTTTTTGAAGCATCAAGAGTGCTGCGTGTTCCGGGTACTTATAACCATAAAGATAAAAATGATCTAAAACAAGCTACGGTTATCAACGAAGTATCAGATCGTATACCTGTTGCAGCTTTAGCCGAGCTTCTCGGCGCACCAGAACCAGAACCAGACGACGAGCGACCTGAGTACATATCCGCAAGCGTGAGCCCCATGATGGAAGCTCTGCTGAAGAATAAAGTAAAACGATTCAAAACCATCATGATCAAGTCGGCGCAAGGTACTGGGTGCGCCCAACTACTGCACTGCTATCAGAACCAACAAAGCATTGGCTACAACCTGTGGAGATCGGCACTTTCAATTGCAGCATTTTGCGTTGATAAAGACACTGCCATACACAAAATATCAGAAAACTACCCCGGCTATGATCGCTATGAAACAGAAGTAAAAGTTGATGATCTGATACGAACAGGCGCTCCGCACCGCTGTACAACATTCCATCGATGGAATCCCGGAGGTTGCAACGGTTGTATGCACAAAGGGCGTATCAATACTCCCATCATGCTTGGGGTTGAGATAGCCGAGGCCGACACAGACGAAGTGGAGGTGGTATCAGAAGATGGCGAAGTAACCGTTGAACGTATACCTGAGTATCCGTTTCCATTCTTCAGGGGTAAAAACGGAGGTGTGTACAAGCGCCCTCCCGCAGACGCCGAGGAAGAAGCAACGCAGGTTTACGAGCATGATTTGTACATACATAAACGGATGATTGATCCCTCGCTTGGGGATTCGGCTGTAGTTAGGTTGCGGCTACCAAGGGATGGGTTAAAAGAGTTTGTGCTTGCAGCCGACGAAATCTTTTCCAAAGATAAGTTAAGGCAGACGTTGGCTCGGCACGGCGTGTACACCCACAAGAAACAATACGATGACTTGTCCATCTACCTTGTCGGGTCACTTAAGGCAATGCAATTTGATAAAAAGGCGGAAACAATGCGTACACAATTTGGTTGGATGGAAGCAGACAGTAAATTTATTTTGGGCGACCGCGAGGTAACTAAGGATGGTGTCTTTTATAGCCCCCCTTCAAGCTATACAAAAGATGTATCAGAGATCATCACTCCCGTAGGGTCGTACGAGAAATGGAAAGAAGTGTTCAATCTTTATGGTCGGCCTGGACTTGAAGGAAATGCTTTTGGTGCGTTGACTGCGTTTGGCTCACCTTTGCTGAAATTCACTGGGATGAAGGGTGCGATCATTAACTTGATTCACCAATCAGCAGGTACAGGTAAGTCTACGGTGCTTTACTTGTGCAACAGTGTGTACGGGCATCCGACTGAGCTGGGCTCTATTTGGAAAGACACATTCAATGCCAAGATCCACAGGCTCGGCGTTCTAAATAATTTACCAAACACGATTGATGAAATAACAAATACAACCCCTCAAGAGTTTTCTGATCTTGCTTACAGCATTTCGCAGGGCAGGGGTAAGAACCGCATGAAGTCTAACGCCAACGAAGCGCGGCTGAACCTAACGAGCTGGACAGGCATTACGCTTTCATCTGCAAACGCAAGTTTTTACGAGAAGCTCTCCACACTGAAGAACTCACCAGATGGCGAGAACATGCGCTTACTTGAGTACCACGTACACAAGTCGGATGTAATTGCTACGCAAGAAGGCAAAGATATGTTTGACCATCAGTTACTTGAAAACTACGGTCATGCTGGTGATATTTACATCCAATACTTAGTGAACAACCTTGAAAGCGTAAAAGACCTTATCCGTAAGGTGCAAGCCAAGATTGATAAGGAAGTGCAGTTTACAAGTCGTGAGCGGTTCTGGTCGGCAGTGGCAGCTTGCAACATCACGGGTGGTCTGATTGCTAAAGAATTAGGTATCCACAACTGGGACATGATGGTGATTTATGAGTGGCTTCTTAAGACCCTTAACAATATGCGCGAAGAAATTAAACCACCGACGCTAAACCCCTTGATGATCATTGGCGACTTCATCAACACCAACATTCAGAAGGCTTTGGTTGTGCAGGGCAAAGAAGATAAACGCACCAACATGACTGCCAACCCGACACTTATGCCAAAGGGAGAGCTGTACATACGTTACGAGCCCGATACCAAGTACCTATTTATTACGGTGAATAGCTTTAAAAAGTATTGCACAGACCAGCAAGTCAACTACAAAGACACCCTTAAACAGCTTAAGGATCTCAATGTATACGTTGAAAGCGTAAATAAGCGCATGGGCAAAGGCACTCAACTAGATTCTCCCGGTGTAAGGGTGCTGGCGTTTGATGCGTCTAACTCTGAGTATTTGCAAATGGATTCACTAGCGAACCATGAGGATCGAGACAGTAACGTATAACGTCAACTGGGCTAGGTTTAAACCGGGGACTTCTTTTTTTGTACCTTGCATAGACCACAGGTCGGCAAAGACTGCGGTTAACGAAGTAATGCGCCGACTACGTATGAAGGTGGTGATGAAGGTTGTAATTGAAGACGGTATAAAGGGCTTGCGTGTGTGGAGGGTTTAGGCTATATTGCCTTCGTAGTCCATGACTGCGTCCTCCTTTGGGAATCGCAACTTCCCCTTAATCCCGACCCCCCGTCGGGATTTTTTTATTTGTCAGACGAAGTGCCATACACTTCTATCCTACGTTGGCGCTCACGCTCGGCAACTGCTTTACGTGATGGTGCAGCAGCAGGGGCAAGCAACGCTGCATTCTTTTCTGACAACCGCAGACCACGCCAAGACTCACCACGGTCTTTAGCTCTACGCTCCAACGAGTCTTGAAGCTGTTCAACATCAATCCTAAACGAAGGATACTTTTTGTTGAATGCAACGAGGTCTTTGGTAATTAGTTGGTTGTAAGCCTTAAAGTCTCGCGTGCGGTATTCACGGTCAATGTTGTCAAATAACTTCTGGCGTTCGTTCTCAATGCGTTGCTGAATACCAATAAGTTTGAACGTCACGTTTTGTGTGTTGGCAAGAAGGTCTGAACGGAACCCAATGGCCTGACCAATAAGTTCACCTGTCGTAAAGGCATCCTTGCTCATAATCTGAGCACCTTTATTGTTTTTAGCGCCTTCAGTAGCGTACTTATGTGTAAGTATAAAGTTACGTATTAATGCGGGAGACAGTTTTTCTACACCTTTTTGGTAGTCTCCGTTTCGGAAAGCCTCATATGCGTCTGCCCAATTAAGCACCATGTTTACAGCAGGGCCAGCTTTTTCAATAGCCCAAGCTTCAAGCGATTCTCTAGTGGTTTTAGTTTCTTTAATATCGCGGAACCACAGGTCGTTAAGCTGCGTACGAGAAGCAAAATCAACACCAGTAAATGCGTTTAGTAGCCCACGTTCAATAATACTACTTAGTTTCTTGCCTCCAATTGTAACGTCACCTAATATTTCAGGTAAGAATATTGTGCGGGACCAAATTTCAAAATCAAGGTCTTTAATATCTTTTGGTTTTTCATCATCGTCGGCAGCATTCCAAGCCATGCCAAGCAAACCCATTACTACACTAAACATAGGTAAACCAGCAGCTCCAGCAAGCATCCAAGTGGTTGCCATCGTACCCCAGAATATTTTTGCAGCTTCGGCTTTTTCTGCTTTAGTTTTACCCGCAATCATTCGCTTAAAATTTTTAACAAGATACATTGTTACGTGTAACGGATACATTTGAAACTGCAATGCAATTTTACCGCCTGGATTACGCATAATCATTGGGCGGTTGTATTCACCATAATTACCAAGTGCATCATTAGTATCTTGAACTGCTTGGTCTATGGCGTCTTTCTCAGATATATTTGGGTTTTTTCTTTTAGACAGTCGATACGAAGTTAAAAATATAATTTCACGGGAAATTCTTTCGGTTGAGTGCATCAACCCACCAAGAACAAAATTAACAGTTTTCTTTGTTTTATCTAGTGGTGAGCCAATTTTTTCCGAAGGTATGTTGTTGTAATCATATAGCGCACGCGCATAAGTTGATTGGGTTACGTCTCTAGCTAACATAGCTTCTACAGCTTTTCGTTCTTTAGGTGAAGCATTAACAGCCGTTGAATTTACAATTGATGGCATAACATTCACTTCGTCACCTGTAGCTGTTTTTCTAGTAACTGCAAGTGAGTCCCACACTTTCATAAGCTTTGCCATTTCTGCGGCTGTAGCTCCGTACCCATGACGAGCACCAAGTATGGGGATGCCCGTTTGCACAATGCCAATTGGTTGCAACAGTGCAGAAGATGCGCCAGACAAATAATAGATAAAAGAAAGTTTATTAGCCCAACCAGCAATAGCGTCGGCTGCATTGGGTATTCTTGGGTTAAGTGTTTCTTTAACCCGCTTTTCCATTTCCGCTACAAACGGTTCAAACTCAGGTCGATTTTGAATTGAATCTCTTGCAGAAGCCAACGTATTACGTAGTTTAGGTGCATATTTAAGCCGAGCAAGTTGCAACGACATTTTAAGCGAAGACTCATTAAAATCCCGAAGTAAATCAGTACTAAATCCAGCATAGCCTTTACGATGAATAAACTGCTTTCTAAAAGTCTGCTCTGGCATCGTACGTAAATACATTTGATACACAGCATCTTTCATGTCGTCACGAATGTTTTCATCCGTGAAATTAGACTCATCAATAAGCTTGAACGTACTTTTTAACAACGAACTCGGCTCAGTGGATGCTAAACGCATTGAACGGATGTCATTGCCGATTTCAAACTTCTTAATATCAAGTAGTTCATCTAACTCAGTTTTACGATCTTCTGCAAGTTTTTTGGCTACGGCATCGCGCTCAGCCATTGTGGGGAACATATAAAATTCTTTTTCTTTGTTTTTACCCGTATACACAGCAAGCCAAAAACTACCATCTCTTGTTAAAGGGAAGTATGGATATATACGCTCGCCTTTTTCATACATTTTTTTAACCGCAGCAAGCAGTTGAGTTTTGGCTTCTGGGGGTATATTTGCTTGTTCAATTTGATCGTCAAGTAGTGACGTATATAGCTCAGCCATATCGTCGTAATACTGTTTTATATCTTTATATAGCTGTTGTCCTTTAGCCCCAAGATCTTTATACATGTCGTTTAATTTTGTATTGCTTGAATCGGTAGCTGGGTCTATTTGAGATAACGTAGCTATTTTAGTTATGTCTTCTAACTTACGACGCAACTCAGGCGATTTACTAAACTCAGTATTAATTTTTTTAGATAAGTCAGCAGCCGCACCCATGAGTTTTTGCGCCATACCACTCATTGATTGAAGCTGCTGATTGATTTCAGCAAGTCGAGGTATTTCATCAGCCCATTGCACTAACGCATCTGTAGTAACGCCTTTAACTAAAATACTTTTGCCTTTGTAATCCATGCCTTTCCACAAGGCACGAAGTGAATCTAAAACACCTTCCCCATTACGCAGTCTGTACAACAGTGAAGCCTGCTTAGCGACTTCTTCTGAGGTACGCGACTTAGCTAATTTTTCAATCGCTTCATCGACTTTCTTGTCAATTTCTTTTTGTTTTTTAAGTGCTTCTTGTTCTTCTGGCGTAAGTTTTTGTTTTGTCAAAGAGACTTCAACAGGTTGGCGTTTACGCAGCTCTTGCTTAATTGCGGCTCCAATTTTAGCCGTACCGGTTCTGTAAGGAGTTATTTTAGTACCAGCAAGCCTGTCAGTTATGTCAAGTAAATCAACCAACGCATTGAATTGATTAGGTGCAAGCCCAAGAATTTTGCGAACAGCTTCAACAAACTTAGTGAACAGTGTCTTGTCTCGACCTGTTGAGCTGTATTTATCTGGCGTTTTTACCGACTTAAGGAATTTAACAAACGCTGGATTAGTTGTACCGTATGCGGCAAACTCTCTAAGGTTGTTAAACACATCAATAGTTTCGGCATTACCAAGTTCAAGCACTCTAGGGTCAATTGTGTTGTTTTCTACTGCTTCATCGTATGCTTGCTGAGCAAGCATCATTGTTTCTTGTAGTTCTTGATACCCTCGCACTAGCGGGTCTTGTGCAACACCAGGGACTAAACCCCGTGTTTCAAGCATATTCTCGGCAGTAATAATTTTACGGTCAAGCGCAGCATGTGTAATTTCATGCAGTGCATCTACGTTGTTAACACTTTGTCGATCACCAAACGAAGCACCACGTAAATAAATTGTGGGTGTACCAAACGACGGGCCGACATACATAGCCGTAGCTACATCCCAGTTTTCACTGAGTATTTTGTTGTCGGCAATTTGTGCAGGAACAGGATCGCCTTCTTCAAGTGTAACTATAGGTACGTTGGTAGTTGATGCACGCAACCGATTGGCCAGTGTCGTTTGTAACGGGTCGCCCGTTTTTGAAATTGCAGCTATACCTTGGGTTGCATTTGTTGCAGTTAATAGTTGATTGTTTACCGGGGCTCCACTAAGGGCGGCACTTTTGGATGGTTCAGCTTTTGCGGCAGGCTTTGCCACTTCTGTTCCTTCAGCAGGCGCTGCTTTTCTCTCTTCTTTTGCTTGCTGGGTTTTGGGGGCTTCAGTGACACTTGGTGTTTCCTTTGTTTGTATATTGTCTATTTTTATATTACTTTCAAGAAGTTTATCTACTAGCGCGTTTTCTTCTTTATATAATTTGTCGCTTTCTTTTTTTAATCGATCTTTTTCCGCATTTTGTTTTTCAGCAGCTTCTAAAAGTTTTAGACGATTGGCAGCATAATCAGCAACCTGTTTAGCCTGTTCAACATACGTACCAGAAAACGATGGTGGGGTTTCGTCCGGGACACGAATATCAGGAATTTCTGATAATTTAGCTCTAGCGTTTTTTACTTCATCTCTGCGAGCTATCACATCTTGTAGCTCAGCAAAAATTTTTGCGTTTTGAGCTACAAGATCTTCTAAAGACTCTACTGCACCGGGTGGTGCTTCTTCTCTTCGTACAGTTGGCTCAGCAGAAAGCTCAGTGCCTGCCACTCCTGTGTCGATAGATGGTGCAGCTCCTTCGGTGGGTACTCCTCCAGAGGGTCTGCCAGAAACTGAAACGCCCTCTCCACCTCCTGCAACGGGAGGCTCAGTAACATCTTCTGCATCTGCGGCCTCCTCATCAGCGACCCGTTTTTTGGCTAACGCAATAGCTTCAGCTTTAGTGCTAACGACATTATTGTCAAGTAGTTCCCCAGCATAAGCTTGCACTCTTGGGTCATCGTCAGGTATAACCAACCCTTCACGTAGCTTTGCTTTTCTTTCTTCTTCCGCTTCGTCAGCAAGTTTTTTATCTTGTGCTTCTAGTTCATCAACACGTTTAATAGCAATTTTTCTAGCGTCTTCTTCTTCCATTCCACGGGTCTGAACAAGCTGCTGAGTTAAAGCATTTATTTGTTGGTCTTTGGTTAGTTCCGCATCAAGCGGTACTTTAGTTTTTATTTCTGGTTCTTTACGTTGCTCAATGACATCTTTTAATTTTTTTACTTCTTCGTCAGTCGCACCTTGTCCACGAGCAATCTGTATGGCTTCTTTAACAGATAATGTCCCACCTAACGCAGCACCAGTAAGGAATTCAAGCGTGGCAGCACCGAATACCCCACGCATTGTTGGCGTTTCAGCCAACGCCTTAATGCCTTCTTCTTCTCCTACACGTTGTAGCGCAATATTTTCTGCTAGTTTTTCTTGTCCTGCTTGAGCAAATTCTGGTGCGGCTTCTTTACCCGCTTCAGTAACAACTTTTTTAGCTCCGGCAACAACGCCTGTTTTGGGTGCTTCTTTAGCTATTTCTTTAGCTACTTCTTTAGTTGCGGCAGTTCCTGCTGCTTCTTTTGCTGCGGCTTTTGTAAGTATACGTTTAGATAATGAATCAATAAATTGTCTTTCAGCACCCGTGCGTCCAGCAAGTGCGCCAAACCCAGCACCGGCAAGAATCATGTCTAGGTTTTTGCCACCATATTCTTGAGCTTTTAACGCAACTTCTTCTATTCGTTTTTCATCCTTAATACCTGCTTCTTTAAGTGCTTTTTTAGTCTCTTCGTAAATTGTGCCTTTAACAGTACCGGCGCCCATAACAGCGCCAAGACCAAGCGCAGTAGCGCCAGCGACTGTGCCTACAGCAGCGGCAGGAGCAAAAAGTGTAGCTCCTAAAGCAGCAACAAGTGTTGGAGCAGAAGTACCTAAAGCAGAAGAAAGTAAGTCTAAAGGTGCAACAGTAAATGCTTTAAACGCAGCCTTTACATTCTCAAGAACGCCTTTGTCTTCGGCCTCCTTCATGATCCTAGCAACTTCTTTAGAATCATTTTTAGACTGTGCTGACATCAAACCAGCTATATAATCTTCAGCACCTTTAATATTTTTTGAGGTTTCGCTGCCAGCACCAAAAGCATCCGCAATCATACGGACACCCTGCGTCACTCCCTTAGCAATATTTAAAGGTACGTCAGCAACCTGACGAAATACAGATTCAGACTCAGGTTTTGCTTTAGTTTCTGCCAGAGCAGATGGTGAACCTATTGAACCAGCTATTACTTTTTTTACTGTTGATTGGATAATAACCGGATCTGTGCCATCAGGAAATTCAAGCATCCTACCATCAGCAAGTTGAGCGTAAACGGCCATAATATTTATGGAATGAGGTTACCTTTGGCATCGAATTTTAAAGTTGTATCACCATCGGAAGACGTAGCGCTTCTTTGTGGCGTAGCGCCACTAGATGAAAACCTTGCACGTTCTCCATCTTCTATTTGTCTCTTACGCTCAGGAGTAGCTTCCATATATTCGGAGTCAAATTTTAATCTTCTTAATGCTTCAGATACATTTTTTGCGTTTGCCGTGCTAGCACGCATTTGACTTGCTGCTGCATTTACATTTCTGTACCCATAAATTAAATTTGTAGCATCTTTAAAAGCTTGATCTTTAATTAAAGCATCCGATAGCCGCTGATTTTGTGGCAATTTAGCGTTAGCTTCTTTTAGCTTAGCTTCAATAACCCTAGCCGATACTTGCAAATCAGTTTTACCTTCACCTGCTTTCGCGGCTTCAATTTTTGCCAACTGTACTTGATGCATCAAGTTAGTACGATCTTCATACGCTTTCATACGAACTTGCAAGAGAGTGTCGGCGCTCTTAAGTCTTTCAGCTTGAAGCTCCTTAGCAGCCGCAAGTTTTGCTTCACTAAGCTCTTTTCTTTGCCGAAGCCCAGCAATTTTTTCTTCTGCTCCAACTTCTGCTGTTATGACATCTTTATCATATCTATACGCTTTTTCTAAATCAGCTTCTGCGCTGGCCACAAGTTCATTAGCACGTTTAGTGCGACCACGTTCTTCTTCAAAATCAGCAAGTGCTTGTTTGCGCTTGGCTTCTGCCATATACATAGCTGCTTTATTTTCGCGTTCTTCAGCCTTAGCACGTTCACCAGCAACGCCACCAGCTAGCTTAGTCATAAGCCCTGCTATACGCACACCTCTTAAATCCGCAGGAAGCGCAGCTAGGCCAGCAGCTATACCTTGCATAGTATTAGCAGGTTTGCCACGAATAGCAGCAGCAGTTTCATCATCTAACCCAGCAATCCCTGTCTTGTACTTTTCATACTGCCCACGATCTTTTGTTTCGGCTTCTTCTAAACGCCGCTTTTTTTCTTTGGGGGAAAGCATAGCTCGTTCTCGTGCTTCTTTTAATGAAGCTAACCCACTACGAATATTTGTTATGCTTTCTTCAATTTCAGAGTCATCTTCGCTTTCAGGTTTAGAAGGCACGACAAAAGATGGACGATCTTCATTAAATGCACCCAAATCAGGTTGCACTAACCCGCGCCGAGCGTACCCTTCAACTCCACCACCATGAGCAAATACAATTCCACCACGCATCGCAGTAAACGCATCTTGTGGAAGTGGTAGCGTACTTACCCCCATCGTGTCTCGCATCTGAGCATTTCTAGCTTGTTGCGCCATTTGGTCAATAAGCGCGGCTTTAACTCCGAGTTGTTTCTCTGCCGCCGCTAGCTGTTGAGCTTTTTGCGCTAACTCCATATCCTTCTGTTGAAAGATTGTTGAGTCACTTACCTTGTTATTCATAGCCTGCTGGCGTTGGTTAGCCGCACTTGAAGCGCCCCTTGCAGCTAACTGTTTACCCGCTGCACCGTCTGGCCCCGGCGTGACTTGTCCTGTTATTTGAGGAGGTGTGCCCCCTGCATAATTTTTCAACACCCCCCCAGACATCTTAGACATTGCTGCCTGAACTTGGGGTCCGTCAGGTGGAAATGGGATTGGCATTTTTACCCCCTACAGCTTTGAATAATCAACAGCATCAAACCCATCACCAGCCCCACCTTTGATATACGCCTGCGGTCTTAATACAGCTACCTCATCTGCCATAACGCCAACCTGCACAGGCCCACCAGACTTGTAACGGTAACTATAAACTTTCAACCCATCGTCAAACATACCAATCGGTTTAATGTCAGTTTTTAGGCGACGATCAGAAGGTTTAAGCACATTACCAAGGCCGAGCATTGCAACTAAACCTTCCGTGCTAGGACTAATCCCTGTGTCTCCAGCCTTAATTGGAAGCCCTTGTATTAATTGGCTTGCGTACCCAAGCTCACGGAACGGATCTAAGTATGTATCACGCGCTTGTGTGTATTCAAACTGACGGGCAGCTTCAGCAGCGCGTTGAGCTTCTTGGAGTTGTTGCAGTGCAAGATTAGCTGCAAACTGATCACCTCTAGCTTGCGCTTCCTCGGCGCGTTGTTGAAGTTCACGAGCTTGTTGGTCGTACTGTGCAGCCGACTGTGCTGTTTGCAATCCTAGATTTGCGGCAAACTGCTTTGATTGTTCTCCAAGTCTGCTTGCTTCCAACCCAAGTTGTCCTGCGGTTGCAGCACCTGTTAATGCTTGTTGTCCTGCAACTTGTTTTGCTTGTTCCGTTGCTGTTGCTGCTTGCAGTTTACGCCCCTGCTCAGCTTCAAATGCGCGGAGTGCAGCGTCATAGGCTTCTTTTTGCCCACGCCCAGTAATATCACCGATCTGTGTGGCAAGGTTTCTGCCTATCTCGTTTTCGGACAAAATATTTCTGGTTCCCCCAAACGCACCAGCTTGCGTAAATTTTGCTGCTTGCGCTTGAGAGGCTAGCTGCGCTTGACGTTTGGCTTCACGAATTTGAGGGTCAGTAACTGAAGATGTATAAGGATTAATAAAACGATCTAACGCAGCTTGATCAAACGTACCAGTTGTAATACCTGTAGCACCGGGGCCAGTGTATGTGTTAGTTGGCGCAGTGTAAGTGGAAGAATACGTAGTCGGTGAAAAAGCATTCGGCGCATCAAAAGTCGAGGGCACTACCTGACTACCCTGCATATTCCCGGTTGATCCACCACTAACATTCCCACCTGCTTGATACCCTTCAATCAACGACATAATGCCGCCCGATGCGGCAGATTTGGGGGCAAATGAATAATTAAAAGGTTGATAAGTGGGGGTTTTACTTGCACCCATGCCCATCATGTTTTGACGTTGAGTTTGAAGATCTTTTAATGTTTGCGCTGTTTCTGTGCCGTAACCCCCTGCACCTGTACCACCAAACTGTGGGCCTGTATATGTGGGTTGCTTTGTCGTTGGGTCTACATTACGTCGTGCTAAAAGCCCAGACATCCGTTGCAGATAATCTTGAACGTAGTCGGTATAACCTTCACGAAGCCCAGATTCACCTGAAATAGATACTCCAGTACCGCCAACAACAGGATCAAAAGATTGCTGTTGCTGTTGCTGTTGCTGTTGCTGTTGCTGCTGTTGTTGCTGTTGCTGCTGCTGTTGTTGATTTGTTGTATTTACTAAAGCTTTTATTTGCGCGTCAGTAAACCCGTCATTAACTCTGGCGGCAACCGTAGATTTTGCAAGCCCTGTAGCTTTAACTAAATCGTTAATCCTAGCGGCATTCGGATCAACAGCGTTTCCAGCGTTTGATTGTGCTAAAGCTGCTATTTGAGTATCGTTAAGACCTTCATTAACTCTGGCAGTAACCAATAATTCTGGAAGCCCTGTAGCGGCTGATAAAGCCTTAATCCTAGCGTCGTACGCAGTATCAGCCTGTCTATAAAGATCTTGAGCTATGTCTGCGGTAACCGCATTTTCCTGCGCGGTGCTGGGATTTTTATTTAGTCCGTTCTTAAGCATCCAGTCAATGGCATCTTCGCCAATACCAGCATTCTCTAAATCTTGCGCGGTTACGTTTTTGGAATTGAACCAATCAATTTTTTCCTTAGCGCCGTATTTTGTAGGGTCCGCCCAACCAGGAGGAAGTTTAAGTGCCATGATTTACCTCGGCATAAATTTGTCAGGATTAATCTGCTTACCCTGTTTGCGGTTGCCCGTTCGTGCAGCACGAATACGATCCATCATTTCGTAAAGGCGTTTCGCACCTGCGTTAGAATTTCCATTCCCAAGATGACTAACAACATCAGCAGGAATAACAAACTCGCCATCAGAAAGTGCAGCAGGTCTTTTACCGTCAATATGCGCTGGGACTTTGTCTGCCATGCCGTCTGAGTGTCCTTTGAGGTATCGTGGTGGTAGTGCACGTCCTCCCCTCGCCATTTCCAATGACCCAATGCCACCTCCCATCGCAGCTTTCTTAAACCCAGTAACGCCACCTGCACCTGTGACTGCTTGATACCCAGAGCTACTTTTGAATGATTTGCCTTTTGCGGCTTCACGCGCATCTTTAGCATCGTCGTAAGCCATCTTTGCAGCGGCAAGCATAGCAGCGTATTTCAGTGCATCTGTACCAGAAATACCTGTACCGAGTATTCCTTTTTTATCGGTATCAATACCAAGTTTTTTAGTGCCCGTAGAATCGTTTGGGTCACCAACAGGCACACCTGTAGCTCTTAAATTTCCATCACCTTCATTACCTGCTTGACGTTGTAGCCGAGCAGTTTCAGCAGCGGATTGGTCATTAGGATCATAAACACCAGAAGCCGCATCAACGGGGTTGTCTGCACCGACAGGCGCAAACCCATAATCCCCACCCATTAAATCTCTAAGTAGCGCAGCGTCTTCTGGGTTAGCTTCAGCAAAAGCAGCAAAAAGTTCTGGGTCATTAAGCACATTACCCGCAAAATCTAAATCTTTATATGCAAACTCCCCCCCTGCATAATCAAGGCCACCTAGCCCTTGAAAAGGAAGAAATTCCTCAAGATCAGGAGAAAAATCGTAATCGGAGTAAATATCTCCATAATCGTCGTAATCAAAATCACCCATCATGGTCCTCCCGGCTTACGCCGCGCTGCAATTAGCGGGGCAGCAAAATTTAAAAGCTTTGTCACGGCAGCTTGCTGTTTAGGATCAAACCCCGCAGCTTGTCCAGCTTGATTTAACCCATAGTTAATCGCAGCACCTTTTACTGCTTGCCCAACATCAAAAGGTCGGCCTGTAGCGGCAGAAGTAAGCGCGGAAGTTGCTATGGATTTAGCGGGTACCCCTAAAGAACCAAGCCCCTTAAACATATTAGGAGCAACTTTGTTAACCCCCGCACCTATTACATCGGAAGCTAACGAAGATGTAGCGCCGGTTTTAAACCCTGTAGAAAATGGTTGCCCGGATAATTTCCCAAGCCCACCACTAACAACCCCAGATACTAAAGCTTTAGCCCCAGCGTCAGCCGCAAAAGATGGAAGCCCTAAACTAGCTAATTGCCCTGCAACACCACTACCTGCTGTATTAATCCCAAGCTCGCCAAGCGCAGCACCTGCTGCACCAGCAGTCCCAGTAACCCCGCTAAGCAGCCCACTAACACCCCCAAAGGGCATAGCAAGCAAAGACCCAACTTTTAACGCTGTAGCTACATTCTTAGCATCCGGGTGCTCGCCTTTGTAATACTTAGGGTCACCAACGGGGATTAGTTTATCGCCTTTGGGTATATAAGCTTGCGCCATGCGCTCGCGCTCAGAACCCCCGGTTTTACCCCCCATGTATAAAATGACATTGCCAGAGTTAAGTTCTTCTGGCGTAAGGGAATCTAGCTCTACTTCAACAGGATTACCTTTCTCATCCTTCTTATACGCTTTGGTAAACGTGGACTTATGCCCTAACTGCTCACCAAACTTCTCCCGCATCAAATCACTAGCGGTTTTTGCTACTTCTTCCTGCCCTACTACGTTACTTAATTCTTCCCCAGTGCCGTATATATCAACGCTTTTCTTACCAAAATCTTTTAACCCTGCAAACGGGTTAGCCAGCGCCTTCCCCGCAGTAAAGCCTGTATCAGACTTGGCACCTTTGGGTGTTGCACCATACTGCGTTGCTCGCTCCGATAGGTAGTCGTCAAGAGCTTTTTGCTGCGTAAAGCTTTGCAGCTTAGCAAGGGCAGCTTGTTGCTCAGGAGTCAGGGTTTTAGCGGAGGTGGTCATTCAATCCCCGAAACAAAAGTAGCAGTCACAATGACTGATGGTATCGCAGGGCGCGTCGGAGAGGAAGGGGCAGTGTAGTGTTCAATGTAGGCATTAACATTAGAAGGACGCCAGAACAGTTGCACATAGCTGTTAACCGTAAACGAATTGACATAGTTGGCGCTAGCCACTGTGTGATATGGATCGCCCACTGCCTTTCTTGGGGCCAAACCAAAACGCCTATTAGAGTCGGCAATATCAGTTCCGTTTTTTCTAAACCAAATGTCTACGTCCTGTGAGGCAGCGTCATAGTTTGCTAGCACTATGCTGTATTGAATATTGTATATCCCCGTATACCCAAACGTAATTTGGCTACTACTTTCAACAGACACACCCGTGGATAGTGAGGTGTTATTTAGTGTAACCGTATTAGCTGTGGTTGTTAAAGCTGCTATTTGATCGGTTGTGTCAAAAAAAGACCCCAGCGGAAGTTGTACGTACTGCCCACCATAGTTACCAAATAACGCAAGTAAATTATTGTTAAGCCTGTTGAAGTACAAGCGCAAGACGTTGTTAAACTGTTCTTGATAGCGCGAGTCGTACTGCCCCGGTGCCAGCGGCAGATTAGGCGAAGCAGGGTGCTCAATAAGACTCATCGACGACCGTCCGGTCTAATGTCAATACGTGGTGCGCCAAGCTGCCAAGTTGTACCCAAGCCATCCGAAGCAATCTTAATAATCATCTGCCGCCCACGGATTCGGGTGTAAACAATATTGGTAAATTGCTCAATCGTAACCGTCGATGTACGGGCAACTGCTTTAGAAGCCTCGGTGTTAAACCCAGACCCCGAACCATTCATGCCGTACATGGTCATCGTGACTTGAGGCGTACCCGCAGTTGACCCTTGGAATGTCAAATCCGGCACCATACGCCATACAAACCCAAAGTTTTGACCATCTTCAATATCAAATTCGGCAGACTCAATATAAGCTTCAATAGCCGTGGGAGTACTTGTCTGGTTGTCGTCAATACCATTTTCATGATTGACTAAATTATTACTATAAGTTGCAGCTACAGGGAAAGCACGCAACCCTGAATCAATCCAAGCAGTACGCGCTAGTGAGCCGTAGTACCAAATGTCTTCTGCATAATTGTAAATTACATAAGAATCAATTGCTGTAACATCAGCCGAACAATAAAACCACCATATTTCATTAAACCCTTCATTAGTACCAGCAAACACCTGTTGAGCTTGATCTAAATTAATATTGCCAAATATATGACGACGAAGATCACAACGAAGCGTTTGTACGCGCCCGTCATAAAGATAAAACTTATCAACGCCCATCCAGTAAATACGCCCCGATGCAACTGCCGCAGCATTTTGGCTTATAATTGATATGTTATCTCCAACAAGTTGAGAAGACCAAACAATCGGTGCGCCCACATATTGAATAGAATATAAAGAAGAATTTGTCCACACTATAATTTCTTGGCGGGTTTGTAGAACTGTAATAATTTCAGAACCGCGTGATAGCCGAACAGAACCTGCTTGATTAAGCGAAGAAGGCACCCAATCCACAACTGACTCTTGATTGCCCCAGCGAATAAGCATAGGATCAAGAGTTGCGCTACCATACTCCGTTGTGCCAAACAATAATACAAATCTAGAAATATCAGATACAAGTATGTAATTTTGTAGAGTTGGCACATCCACCAGAACACTTACACTGTGAGTGCCAGATTGAGAACCTGATGTATTAATAATTGTGCCTGTTGGAGTAGCTGAAAGATTAGCAATAACACCATCAACATTACGTAGGTAAAAAGTAGTGCCTGTAGAAAGCCCAGTAGGTAACGCACCTGTCGTGGAAAACTGCACGGCTGTACCTTCAGCAAGTATTACAGAGAACGTAGCCACACACGGAGTAGCAATAGTAAAAGTTACTGCGCCTCCAAGAGTATTGACATTTACCCCTCTAGTAGCAACACCAGTTGACGCTTCCCAATAATATAACCCACCACCACGAGGCCCAAAAACAAGATCTTCTCCCCAATTATTGTGAGACCATAAGCGCAATGAATCTGTTTGTGACGAACCTGAACCCCATGAACCAAAACCATAAAATCCAGATCCCCAACCTGTAAGCGGAACTTGGATTGCTGGACCTGTATTTATTTGGTATGTGGCTACAACAGCCGCACCACCTCCTGGAGAAGCAGCTATGGCTGTGGCATTAGGTGTAACAGAGATAGTGATGGAGTAAGAATTATCGTTAATTTTTGTAAGTTGGAATTCTGTATTAAGCACTGCTGCCGTAACGTTTGTACCCCCACCACCAATAGCAACTGCGCCACTAAACGTAACAAAATCGCCTGTTATAGCACCATGACTTGTGTCTGTCACCGTTACGGTAGTGGACGCAGTGAGAGCAAACGGGTTATTGTTGATCGTTGAAGTTGCACGAATAGGCGTAATATCGTAATAAACGCCATCTTGTTCAATATAATATTTAAGGTTTGTACCTAAGCCAATTAAGTTTGTAAAACTTAAATTAACCCAGTTCCACAAGGCTCGACAAACACCTAAGAACACATTCGCAGAAATACGTGTCCAGCCCCCAATTTTTTCAGGAGTGCCTTGGCGAAATCGTACTTTATCGGATATGTACCAACCGGTTTCATTGGTATAGCGGGTATTTTCTTTATTAACCCCCGGCTTTAGTAATATCTTCTTGAGTGGCATTACGTACCCCGTAGATACAAAGCTTTTTCAGCTTTACGGCGGCGCACCAATCCCGGTAATACTTTGCCCCCGCCCATAGTCCACATCATAAACGCTTCTGCTGCGCCTTCATAGTCGGCACGGTTGTTCTTTATTCTCATCGAAGACCGCTGGTAATTGCCGACTCCAGCGTTGAACGCAAAACTGACCACAGCGTCGAAGCTTGACTGACGGCCAGCAAGATTAGGAGACATTCTAAGTACACCGCGTTCAAAACGGACGAGATCATCCTCAAAAAGGCGATCAATCTCCTCCTGCGACCAAGTGCGATTATCTTGGGCTGCGAGCGGGTAATCCTTGCGAAGGATGCCGGTATAGCCATCTTTCCTCAATACAGGTAGCTTGATTTGATCTTGGTATAAAACATGACCGTAACCAATCGTCCAGATATGAGCAGGGCATAAGTAAGGCTTAAGACTCTTACCTTCAAAACTGTGCATCAGGTCGATGCCAGCCTGCCCTGTCTTCATTTTTTCTGCCAACTACGGGAACCAAACCAAAACCCAATGATGCCGCCAAGCATTGCCATTTCATCGTCGGAAAAAATAATCGCACTGACTCGGATCAAGTCGTCAATGTTTTGCACAAGATGAGGGTGCTGCCAGACGTAATACGCAAGCACAGCGTTGATAGCAATAAGTTCAAGAATGAGCAAGTAAGTGACGTTAGGCCGCACCGTACCAATGTAATTCACCACCCACTTGCTGGACTTCTCAATGATCTGCTTGTCGTGATCCAGTGCTGCAATTGTCATTTGAGCGTCAGTCTGCATGGCGATCTGGTCGGTGCGTATTTCTTCCACACGCTGCTGGGCTATGTAACCTTCTTTAGCTAGCGCAAGTTCACGCTCTGATTGCATCCTCGCAAGCTCAAGCTCATGGGCTTGGTCGGCTTTGTTTTGGAAGTAATCAAGCAGTTTGGGCAGGCCCGAGATCAGCAGCCCACCGAGTGTGGAGAGGAGTGAGAGCATTATTTCTTCCCCATCTTTTTTTTTAAAACGTGATTGAACCTGAAGAAGTCCAATAATAAATGCGAAACCCACCTGATGTTGTTACGGTAGGTGAACCTGTTGTTGATGCAGCAGCTTTGTAAGTGTCGGGGTAGCGAATGATGACGATGCCGGAGCCGCCATTTCCACCAGTATAGTTAC